CGATGAAGACAAGGTCGAACGGTACATGGACGGTACGCCGAAGTGAGGGCCATACGGCACGACGCAAGCGCGAGGATCAGAGCGCCGAGGCATGAACCCGGACGCAGCGAGATCAACCGAAAGGCTGCTGAGAGGAATCGAAGTCGAGCATTGCGCACAGACTCAACACGCTGGTTTAGGATTAGGGAGGCGCATCTGTCGCGGGAACCGCTGTGCAGACACTGCGCAGAGAGAGGAAAGACCGTGCCGGCTAACGAGGTCGATCACATTGATGGAGACAGCGGAAACAACGCACGGGAGAACCTGCAATCACTGTGCAAGCCGTGTCACTCACGAAAGACCGTCCGATTCGATGGTGCGCTCAAGAGGTCATAACCGGGGGAGTCAAAAGGTCAAACGCGCGTTTCCACAATTCAACGTGCCCAGCCGTTTTTTTGCGCGTGCGAAATCAGAAATCCATTTTTGAGGATTAATCCGTGCCAGGACGACCCAAGAAGCCGGCAAATTTGAAATCCATCTCAGGAACCGCACAGCCGTGCCGCGCGACACCCGAGGGCGTGAAGTTCGATCCGCTCTCCGAAATTCCCGATCCGCCGGATTGGCTACCGAACTCGCATGCCGTGAAGGAGTGGAATCGATGCGTCCCGATGCTGGTCTCGAACAGGCTGCTGACCGAAATCAACCTGTCGATGCTGGGGCATTTGTGCGCGCTGCACGGGAAGCTGGTGCAATTGTGGGCCGCTGGCGAGTCGCCTACCGGCCATATGCTGAGCCAATACAACAAATTCTGCGGTGACTTCGGCCTCCCTCCGTCGTCGTGGGCCAAGGTAAAGTCGGGCGGCTCCCAAAAACCGGGCAATCCATTCGCTGAAATTGACTGACGTGGCGCGCGATTACGTCGGCATCGCAAGAAGATATGCGCAAAAAGCGGCGAAGGGCGGGCCGGAGTTCGGCAAGTGGACGACGCTGGCCGCGAAAAGGTATCTGGAAGACCTGAAGCGCGCGAAAAAAAAGGGCGCCCCGTTTGCTTTCTGCGCAAAGAAAGCGGTAAGCGCCTGCAAGTTCGTCGAGCTTATGCCGCACGTCAAGGGTGTTTGGGACAGCAAGACGATCATCATGGACCCTTGGCAGGTTTGGGTCACGGCTTCGGTATTCGGATTCCGGAATCCTGATGGGTCGCGGAGATTCACTACCGCGCTGCTTGCGGTCGCGCGGAAGAATGCGAAGACAACATGGGCGGCGGCGATCGGGCTTTATTGTTTGTGCTATGAAGAGCCGGTCGGGCCGGAGGTCTATGCGGCCGCGAACACCGGCACCCAGGCCCGAATACCGTGGGGCGTCGCGAAGCATATGGTCGCAAAAACTTCCGCATTGCGTGAGCATTTCATGGTCGAGGCGATGGCGAACGCCATACCTTGCATGCAGAACGGCGGGACATTCAAGCCGATCAACGCCAAGGCGAGCACACAAGACGGGCTGAACCCGTCGGCGCTGATCTTCGATGAGGTGCATGCGCAGAAGACGCCGGAGTTGATCAACGTCTTGAGGTCGGCGGCGGGTGCACGAAAGAACCCGCTGTATCTTTATACGACCACAGAAGGCTATGAGAATCTTGGGCCGTGGCGAGACCTTCGTCATTTTTGCCGGCAGGTGCTGGAGGGCGTAGTCGAAGCAGATCACTTCTTCGGCGTGATCTTCGCTGTCGATGATAAGGATGACGAGTTTGACGAGGCCGTCTGGATCAAGGCAAACCCGCTGCTCGCGTCTAACCCGATTCTGCTGACAGAGCTCCGCAAGGAGGCGATCGAAGCAAAAGCGATGCCGTCCAAGGCGGCTGAATTTCGCATCAAGCGCTGCAATCGGCCAAGCGCCCATGCTGGCGGGTGGGTGGATATAGCGAAATGGCAAGCTTGCAGCGGCACTGTTCCGCTCGATGCACTTGAAGGCTACCCGTGCATCGCTGGGCTTGATCTCGCCAATACCCGCGATCTTAACTCGCTTCGTTTTCTGTGGGACTACCACGGCAAATGGGTCACGCATGGTTGGCGCTGGGTGCCATCGGAGTCTGTGCACCAGCGCTCATCGCGCGGGATGTTGCTCTACGAGCAGTGGGCCGAAGCTGGATTGATCGAAGTCTTCGACAGCGCGACCACGAAATACTCTGTAATCGAGGATAAAGCGCGTGAGCTTGCAGACAGGTTCGGCCCTAAGTGGATTACATTCGATAAGTACAACGCAGATGAGTTGGTCGCCAGAATGCTTGAAGACGGCTACCCGATGCTTGAATTCGTGCAGGGCGTAAAAAGCTTTCACCCTGCAATGCGCGATCTTGAGAAAGACTACCTTGCCGGCAACCTCATGCACGGCGGCGATCCGGTTCTCACATGGTGCGCGTCTAACCTTGTGCCGCGATATAACACGAACATGAGCATGATGCCCGACAAGCGCAGAAGCCCGGAGAAGATCGACGACATGGTGGCGCTTCTAATGTGCAGGGGTGTGGCCGGAAGCCCGCCGGAAGATGAGAAGAAGATCATCAATCAAGGATTCGTGGAGGTCTGATGCTTGCCCCAATGCTGTCAATTTTCGACCGCCCCGAACGGATCGAAAAACGCGTCGAGCCGACTTTCTCGATGGCCAATTCTGGTGAGTCGGAAATCATCAAGACGGGTGACGCTATCGATTTGTTTGCAGACATCCCAACGGCTGCTGGCGCGCGCGTCAATGAAAAGACGGCAATGCGAATCTCGGCCGTATACGCTGCGGTCAGTCTCATTGCCGGGGCCGTGGCGATGCTTTCGTTTCCGGTTTACCGCCGCACTGATACGGGCAGGGAGCGGGTAGACGGCCACCCGCTATGGAAATTTTTCAATCTCGAATCCGCGCCCGCGTGGTCGGCCGCAGCAACGTGGGAGCTACTGCTTACGCAGATGCTGCTGCGCGGTGACGGCTTGGCTTTCTTGGATCGCAATCAAGGCGGGCAGATCCGCAGCGTGATCCCGATACCGCGCGGTCAGTGGCAGGTCAAGCGTGAAGACGCGCCCCGCGCCGGCCAGCCTGGAAGGCTGAAATACGCGATTCAGTTCGAGGAAGGTGCGCGCGGGGTGCAGCAGGAAGACGTGTTGCACTTCCCCGGCTTTGGTTTTGATGGTGAATGCGGCATGTCGGTTATCCAATGGGGTGCCCGTGCAGCCGCAGGTATCGCGATCAAGGGCGACGAGTGGGCTGGGAAGTTCTTCGGCAGGGGCGCGCAACCGGCGCATGCGGTAAAAGCTCCCGGAGAAATGAACTCGGAGCAGCAGGCCGACTTTCGCGAAGCGTGGGACCGCGCATACTCTGGTCAGGGTCCAACCGGCCGGCCGTTGATTCTGACCGAAGGCTTAGACGTAAAAGAGCTCTCCATGTCCGCCAAAGACGCGCAGATGTTGGAGGCCCGGCAGTGGCAAGTGATCGACATCGCCCGCGCCTTTCGTGTACCTCCGCACATGATCGGTGAGACGACCAATGCAACTTCGTTTGGCACCGGCATTGAGCAGATGGGTATCGGGTTCACGATTTACACGCTTGGTCCGCATTTGAAACGCATCCAGCAGGAGCTTAATCGCAAGCTGTTCAAGGATTCGGATTTGTTTATCGAGCCGGATATGCGCTCGCTGATGCGAGGCGACAACGCCGCGCGTTCTGATTTCTATGCCAAGGCCCTCGGCGGCACGCAAGCCCCGGCGTGGATGACTCCGAACGAAGTGCGCCGGGCAGAGAATATGCCGCCGCATCCGGACGGAGAAAATTTATCGAGACCGCAGGAGACTCCAAGTGAAGCTGAATAACCTGATCCAGTTAGTAGTGCAGAACCGCGACAAACCTCGGCAGTTCAAGATCGAGGCTGAAGATGATGATGCCACAATCTTCGTCTATGACATCATCGGCGCAGATTTCTTCGGGGGTGTCGGGGCGCAACAGTTCGCGCGCGATCTTTCGCAGATCACGGCAAGCACGATTCACCTTCGCGTCAACAGCCCCGGCGGCGACGTATGGGACGGGCGCGCTATGATGACCGCGCTGCGGCAGCACAAGGCGAAAATCATCGCTCACATCGATGGAGCCGCCGCGTCTGCCGCGACCAGTCTTGTGATGGCGGCCGACGAAGTGGAAATTACGCGGGGGGCCGAGTTCATGATTCACAACGCATGGACCATTGCGCTCGGTAACCGCCACGATTTCTTGTCACTGTCGGAGCGGTTGGAACAGGTCGATAACGAGATCGTTACCGACTATAACCGGCGCACCGGGATCGAACGTAGCGAGCTTGCGGAATTGATGGACGCCGAGACATGGTTTACCGCTGAGGAAGTGGTCGAAAAGGGGTTCGCTGATCGCATGGTCGAGACTGTTGAGGGCGTCGGAAATGTTACTCGTTGGAACCTGTCAGCATATGGCAATCCACCGAAATCCGAAGAACCGGACCTGATTGATGAGGCACTAGAACAGGCCAAGGCGCACCACGACCAGCTAGAGCGCAGGCTTCGGATTGCCGAGGCCGCAAGCGCCTGAATTTTGATTCGTGTGGGGTGCTCCCGCGCGCGATAGCCCTGCCGCCGTAAGGCGGCTTTTGTTTGTCTAAACCAGAGGAAATAGTAATGGCGAAGGAAACGATGCAAGCCATGCGGGAGCGCCGCGACGCGCTGGCAAAAGATACCCGCAACATGCTCGACAAGAATACTCATGCCGAGTGGAATGACGAGCTCCAGGCCAAGTACGATGCCAACATGGAAGAGATCGAGCGCATCGACGCGGCGCTCAAACGCGAGCAGAAGCTACTCGACAAGGAAGCCGAGGAAATGCTGGCAGATGCTGGTGGTACTGAGACGGAGCCGCAGAAGACTTCGTCCGGTCGCGCTGCGTTCAGCAAGCTGCTCCGCAACGGCGAGCGCGCGTTGAACGAGGACGATTGGGCAGCGCTCCGGGATTCCAGCCCGCGCAACACCATGTCCACGGGGACGGACGCGGAAGGCGGATTCACCGTCCAGACCGATGTGGCAACCGAGATTATCGAGGCGCTGCAGGCTTTCGGCGGAATGCGTCAAGTCGCGCAGGTCATCACGACAGAGGGCGGCAACCCGTTCAACTGGCCGACTTCCGACGGCACTAGCGAGGAAGGCGAAATCATCGGCGAGAACGCATCGGCAACCGATGAGGACCCCACGTTCGGCGTCAAGTCCATCGGCGCGCACAAATTTTCGTCTAAGGTCATCACCGTTCCGTTCGAGTTGATTCAGGATTCGAGCGTCGATATCGAGGCGTTCGTTCGGGCGCGCATCGCTACCCGGCTGGGTCGGATCACCAACAAAATGTTCACGGTCGGGACCGGGACCGGGCAGCCGGAAGGCGTGGTCACCGCTTCGACAGCCGGACGCGTTGGTGCTGTGTCTGCAACCGCGACGCTGACGTATACCGATATCCTGGAGCTTGAGCATTCGGTCGATCCTGCCTACCGGGAACTGAACCCGCGATGGATGATGCACGACCAGACGCTGAAACTGGTCCGCCAGATTGTGGACGAAAATGGCCGGCCGCTGTTCGTGCCGTCGTTCGATCTTCGTCTCGGTGGCGCTCCGGCGCAGTTGGGCGATTACCAGATCGTCATCAACCAGAACATGGCCGAGCCGGCACCGGATGCCAAGTCGATCCTATTCGGTTCGTTCAATCCGCACTACGTCATCCGTGACGTAATGGCGATGAATCTTTTTCGGTTCACCGATTCGGCGTTCACGAAAAAGGGCCAGGTTGGATTTCTTGCTTGGATGCGTGCGGACGGCAAGCTGGTTGACGTTGGCGGTGCGATCAAGCACTTCCAGCACGGCGCAGCCGCGTAAGTCTCATAGCCCCCGGTTCGCCGGGGGCCTTACCCGGAGGTTGACATGGCGAAGAAAGCACCGAAGAAGGCGACTGAATACGTATTTGCACGCGTCCTTTCTCGCTGCCATTTGGGCGACGTGAATGAGCTGGTCAAGCTGCGAGCCCATGAAGCAAAAATCTTTTCCGAGCGCGGCATGATTGACACGCATGAGTCGGCGGTAAAGGCGGCGAAGAATGTCGGCGATTGAGATTGTGGCCGGCCCCACTCAGGAGCCGATTACGGTAGATCGTGCGCGTTCGGAGCGCGCCATACCGCACATGCTGGATGATGATCTACTCATCGATAAAATTGCGCAAGCGAGGCAGCACGTCGAGGGCATCCTCGGCAAGGCGCTCATTACGCAGACATGGGCGCTGCACCTCGATGAGTTTCCAAACGAGATTAGGCTGTCGGGCGGCAAAGTCCAGTCCGTTAGCTCGATTCAGTATTGGGACACAGATGGAGTCCAGCAGACGTTAGACCCGTCGCTGTTCCAAGCCGATTTGTTTTCGCGCGTGCCCCGCATTCGGCCGGCACCCGGGGAATGTTTTCCGGCGACGCAAAAGCGGCTGAATGCGGTGCGCGTGGAATACGTCGTCGGCTACGGCAGCCCAGATGACGTGCCGCAAGACATCAAGGGCGCGTTGTTGCTGCTTATCGGAGACGCATACGAAAACCGCGAAGGCCAGGTCGTGGGATCGATCATTGCACAAAACAGGGCCGTTGATCGCCTGCTCTGGCCGCATCGGAACCTCGAGGTATGAGAGCCAGGCGCGCCGGAGAATACCGCCACCGGGTCACGATCGAGCGGAAGGTCGTAACGCAAGACCCGAACACTGGCTTCGAGTCCGTGGACTGGCAGCCGCTGCACACGGATGTGCAGGCCGCGTTTAGGCCACTTACGTCTCGCGAGCTGCAAGCAGCGGGCGCGCGTCAATCGCGAGTAAGCGCAGAGTTTGAGATTGCCGACGGGCTGGACGTGACTGGCGAGGACCGGATTATTCACCTTGGCGACGTGTGGGAATTGGAGCCTCCGCAGCCGGGCGGCTTTAACCGGATGGTCAAGATCAAAGCCGCGCGGGGGCTGACAAGTGGCTGACATCAAAGGGCTTCGGCCCGCACTCCAACTGATCCGCGATCTACCGGACGGCATCGGCGCGAAAGGCGGCGGCCCGGTTCGGCGCGGGCTGATGAAAGCCGCCCTGCTGTGGAAAAAGCAGGTAGAGCAAAACGCCGCCGGGCTTGGGCCGGGCGAGAAGAACAAGCGCACGGGCAGCATTAGATTAAAGGATTCGATCATTCGCCAGCGCGACCCTGACCCGCAGCGCGACGGCTTCGCTGAGCGCGTGTTCATCGGCTACCGCGCTTCCGCATTTTGGGGCGC